ATGTAAACGTAAAGCGGTTACATGAATTAAAGTCGCAATCGTTGCAAAAAGTAAAAGGCGATGCAAAAATAAATGAGCTGCTTAACTGGCCTAATGAGTATGAAACGTTTAATGATTTTGTCGCTTCCGGTGCGATCAATAAACTGATAACCGGAGATAGATATGTTTACGCAGAGATTTTAAAAGCGGGTGCCAACGGCGGCAAGCCGCAAGCGTTGCATAATCTACCCTCTCATCTTATCAGCATAGAGGCAACACGAACGTTTCCACAAGCTCCATTAGCGTACAATATTTTTACACAAGGGGATAAATTTACCCGAGAGGAAGTGCTACATGAAAAATACTTTAACCCCGAGTGGTCAACAAACGGCGCTCAGCTTTATGGCTTATCGCCTTTAAAGGCAGCTTTAAAACGATATACGAGAAATAATGAGGCGATGACGGCTGCATCGGTAGCCTTTAAAAATCAGGGGGTGAAGGGATTCATTTCGCCAGATATATCGCCGCAAGATGTTGACATGGGTAACATTGCAATAATGGGGGAGCAAGCCGCCAAGGTAAAAAAATTATTAACCAGCCCTGAGTACTCAGGTGCCGATTCTTACGGCAAGATGGTAGCGACGGCATACAGGATGAATTGGACGGACATAGGCTTATCGCCGGTGGATATGCAGATAATAGAGAGTGAGAAATGGGATGCGGTAATGTTGTGCAACATTTACGGTGTGCCGCCGGAATTGTTGGGGCTTACTCAAAAAACTTACAACAATGTAAAAGAAGCGGAGAAGGCACTCACAACGAGGTGCGCATTTCCGCTGCTTACAACTTTCAGAGACGCATTTAATCATAAATTAAACAATGATTGGGGATTCAAGGGGAAAAATATTTATGTTGATTACGACTTTACTATTTTTTCAGAGCTGGACGAAAACATGGGTGAAAAAGTAGATTGGGTTAATAAGTTATGGATGTTGTCACCAAATGAGCAGTTAAATATTTTAGGGTTGCAAAAAAACGACAACCCTTTATTTGATGAGCCGTGGATAGACGGAACCAAGCAACCGATGAGTGAGGTGCAAGCAAATGAGATTGACAAAATGATAGGGGATGAATGATCTTGAGAAGATAATATTTGAACGCTACCCGGTAACGAAGAAAGAAAGGAGGTGTAGTATTGAGAAAGCCAGAATGGAAATGCTGCGTTCGCAATTAAAAAAAAGATTGATAAATGAATTTGCAGGAAAGGAAAAAATACAGTCGTTTGGTGGAACTTGTAAATCGCAGGTTTGAGAGCAGATTTTATCCTAAGCTGCAAAAGGCGATAAAGCAAGATATTAGTTCTTTGATTGAGTACTTGAAGATAAACGGCATTGATTCGGCACCTAAATACTTTGATGATAACATTGCATCAAAATCATTAACAGAGATAGTACAAGATTTATATTCAAATGTTGGCGTTTACCATGCCAATAGGGTTTACAGAGATTTGCGGAAGGAAGAAAAAGGTTTTGGGTTTAATCCAGACTTCATTAATTTTGTTACGAATTATTTCCGCAAGCATTTGGTAGAAAAAATAACGTTTGGGGCGGTAAAGACAATGAGAGATTTTTTTCTACCGCTAATATCCAAAGCTGTAACAGATGGCGCAACGTTTGAGGAGATTGCGCAAGCGATACGGGATAAAGGCTTTGAGAAGCGGCAAGCGGCAAGGATTGTGAGGACGGAAGTAAATAGTGCTACCAACGTGGCGGCAGTGGCGGCGGCGGAAAAGTTTGAGTATAAGACGATGAAGGAATGGATTTCAGGGCATGATAACAGGGTGAGGGGCCGCAACCCAGAAGACCATGCCAATCATTGGGGGTTGGATGGGGTAGTGGTTGACTATAATCAGCCGTTTGTTGATCCGAGAAACGGGGTAAGATTAATGCAGCCAGGGGATCCAAATGCGCAGGGAATGAGAAGGGACAAAGCGGCAACGGTGATTAATTGCCGATGTACGGTTGCATTGGTGGCGAAAAGAGATGCGAATGATCGGTTGATACCAAAGACAGGACTTATCAAGTCGGTGGAGCCTGAAGAAACAAAAGAACTGAAACCTGATTACAGTGAGATAATTGAACCGATTGATTATCTAAAGGACGAAATCAGGGACATAGGCCGGGACGTGAGAGGAATAAAAGAAACAGATTTAAGCCCGGTACTGGAAAGGTTTGAAGGGTTGGCGACAAAAGAAGATTTGGACGAAATAAAATTATTTGGTGAGTTGATAAGTGGTGAGGGTGAAAGGCAGGTTGAAGTTGTTACTAAAGTAAGGGATGAACTTGAAAGGTTGATTGAAGAAAAGCTGAATGGTGATTTAAGCCGGATAGATGAATTGATTGATTTAATTAATTCTAAAGATTACAAGCCTGAGATAGTTCTTAACAGTAGTTCAAAAAGTGAGATAGATACTTTCAGAGCTGAAATGATGGCAATGATAAATTTAAGGTTTGACGAATTACTAAAAGAAGTTATGAAGAAAAGGAAATATCAGTTTACAGTGGTTAAGGATTCAAATGATTTGATAATAAGCGCAACGGCACAACAGGTTTAATATGGCAGATAATGTTTTAATTAACGCAGTCACAACTCCAGGGGGTGCTACCATTGCAACAGATGAGGTTAATGGTGTTCAGCATGAGTTGGTAAAGGTTGAGTTTGGTGTTGATGGTGTGGCAACGATGGTAAGTGCATCAGATCCTTTGCCGGTAACGGGTACGGTAGAAGTAAGTAATTTTCCTGTAACACAACCCGTTTCAGGAACAGTTGCAGTTTCTTCATTACCTACCGGACTTGCCACATCAGCAAATCAACAAACAGATGCTTTAACAGATGCTGAATTAAGAGCAGCAGCCGTTCCAGTTAGTTTATCAGTAGTACCACTTGCAACAGGGGCGGCGACAGCAACAAAGCAAGATGAACAAACGGCACAACTTGCAACGCTTAATAGTTTGATTGAAACATTAAGAAGTTTGGTTGCTGTACTTAGTCCTTTAGGTGGGGCTATGAACAGCGGAGCACCGGGGTTGAGAGTTACACCAAACGCAGCTACATTACCAATTTCAGGAAGTGTAACGGCAACGGTGGCAAGTACAGTAGTAAGTTCATTAACGAATTTCGGAACAAGTATTCCGGCATCTGAAATGGCAAATGCTATGAACAACTTAGTAGCAACAATGGCAAATATTAATAACGCAAACGGATAATTTATGGCAGAAGCGCAGAATAATATCCCGATTTTAAATCGTAAAGAATGGCAAACAATGATGCCAGCGCATACCGCAACGGCGGCAGGTTCATTTGTAGCGGCAGACCAATCAGGGTTATCCAGATATGCTTTATATATGCTATCTGGTACGGTTCATTATTTGTACGACCATTTAAACGATGATTATTTACCAATAACATCAGGTGCTTTTGCCGGAACATTTGTAGCCGGGGCTTGCGGTTGTTATCACCCGTGGAGTGTTACGTTTACCGCAACAGGTGGAAGTACAACAACGGCGAATGTGGCGGCGGGAACTTCAAATATCAGTGGATTAGTTGTTGGTGCTGAAATAGAATTTTTATCAGGTACGGCAGCTAATTTAGGGCAACGCAGAACGATAACAGCGATTGAAATTGCCGCCGGTGCAGGAACAACGATAATAACATTTAATGCTGCTCCCGGAGCAGTTGTTAATACTGATACTTTCAGGATTTCATCAGGTAGCTTCTTTGTTTTGGCTACCGGAACTTTGGCATCGGGTTCTTTTAAACGTTGGGATATTGCCACCGCTGCATGGAGTAATTTATCAATAACTACATTACCTGCAACGTGGGGAACAGATGGAAGAATGGTTACACCGGCTATATTAACTGATTTCTATGATTCAGGAACGGTAGCGTCCAGTACAGGAACAAGCTTAACCGACGTTACAAAAGCATGGACGGCTGACCAATGGATTAACTCACAAGTACGAATAACCGGTGGAACAGGTATTGGGCAAATAAGAAGGATAACAGATAATGATGGGACTGTATTAACCGTTGCTTCGGCATGGACAACAAACCCGGATGCAACAAGCACTTATAAGATTGAAGGGGATGAAAATGCCATATATGTTTTAGGGAACAATGCCGTAACGATGTATAAGTATTCAATATCGGCTAATACATGGGCAGTTGTTGCACCTACCACAGCAAGAGCAGCCGCACCAATAGCAGGTATGAGTGCAGACTTTGTAGGTAAAACAGGCGATGCAGTTTGGGCTGATATTACCGACATAAAAGACGGGAGATACATTTATTCATTACGAGGCGGTACGGCGGTTCTTGACAGATTTGATATTGCAGGCGGTACGGCAGGAGCAGGGGCGTGGACAGCCGTTACTTATTCACCTGCATTGCAAACATTCGCAACAGGTGACAGCACTTTTTGGGATTACGAAAATATCATCATTGCCAAAGAAGGAACGGCAGCAATCCCGCAAAGGTTTTATAAATATTCAGTAGTGGATAACACGATTGTTCCTTTTACTTCTGATTGGTATTTCGGAGGTGCAGCTTTGTTAGGGAATAAGATTTGGGTTAAGAAATTATCCAGTGCTGGCTTGGTAAGATGGGTGTATTGCTTGCAATCAACATCAACGAATTTAAGACGAATAATGATTTTCTAAATGTATGTTATTAACCATTTTAGCAAACAATGTGATGTTAACAGCAACGCCACCGGCACAAACTGGCGGCGGGAGTGGGGTTGCATTTTTTAAACGAAAGGAGTTTAAGAAGTTGAAGGAAAACGACAAACGCATGATGAAAATATTTGAAGCATTTTTAAAAGAAGTATAACATGGAAAAGAAAATTGGCATCAAGGCGAGGCGGCAAGAGAATTGACTGAATTAAAATTGTACGAGGGTTCATCATTAACGGCTTGGGGTGCTAATATGTACACGCCCTTAACGGGAATGAAAGCATATGATAAAATAAATAAATTTAATAATCGTATTGATATAATGATTAAGGCAATGCGAAGTGGTAATTTTACGGATGAAACATTCCAGATGTTGGAGATTGAATTGAGACAACTTCAGCAAACTTTTTAAACGAAGTATAACATGGAAAAGAAATACATATACAAGGATTCTTTAGTCAGCGATTCACTTCGCCTGCAGATTAAAGATGTTGACGGTAAAAAAGGAATCGTTACCGGATATTTTTCTGACTTCAATAGTATTGATTCAGATGGTGATATTATTAAGCCGGGAGCTTTCCAAAAGAGTATTTCACAGAACGGGCCGCAATCCAGCAAGCCCCGGATAAAACATTTGCTTAACCATGATTCCAGTAAGCCATTGGGAGTGCTTGAAGTGCTGAAAGAAGATACTAAAGGGCTTTATTACGAAAGCAGGTTAGGCACTCATTCTTTAGGTGTTGACTTTATTAAAATGGTGGACAGCGGATTAATAAGCGAACACTCAATAGGATTTCAAACAGTAAAATACAATCAGTTGAAGCCCTGGAATGAATGGAAGCAAGGCGAAGCAGCAAGGGAATTGACTGAATTGAAACTTTATGAAGGAAGCTCTTTAACTGCTTGGGGTGCCAATATGAACACTCCTTTAACAGGGTTGAAAACTGAGCAGAAAGTGAGGAAGATTAATGACAGGATAGATATTTTGATAAAGTCATTAAGGGACGGGACATTTTCAGATGAAACATTTGATTTACTTGAAATAGAATTAAAGCAGATGCAGCAGGCAATGATAGACCTGACCACTGAGCCGGAACAAACCACTCAGCCGGATGAAGAAAAAGCAGTTGCCGATATTAAACAATTTTTAAAAACGCTAAATTAAAATAGCATGGAAAAGACATTGCAAGAACAGTTGGTAGAGCTTAAATCACAGCTTGAAACCAGCTTAACAGAAAAAGCAAAATCAGAGATTGCTTTACAAATAAAATCTCTGGAAGAAAAAATGAAGCCGGTTGATTTGACAGAAATCAAAGCGGAAATCAAAAAAGTTACTGATTGGCAGGTAACCAAAGACGAAGCCGATAAAAAGAATCAGCAGGCTTTGGATGAACTGATTGCTCACCAATCAAAAAGGAAAGGACCGGAAACTGGTACTTCTTTTAAAGATGCTTTGGGCGAAGCAATGGAGCAAAAGAAAGCAGATATCCAGGGTTATACAAAGAACCGTCAGCAGGTAAGCCTTGAACTAAAAGCGGTTGGTAACATGGGTTCTGGAAACCTGACAACTTCAGGCACAGAAACTTTTGCCGGCAATACCATGATTGGCGGTGTGGGCCGAAAGCCTTACGAAATCAGCCACATCCGTAATGTAGTAAATGTGCAGCCGATTGCTACTGATTCAGCTTACGTTATTCGTGATAACGCAGGCGAAGGCGGGCCTACTGCTGTTTCTATGGCTGCTGCAAAGCCTCAATCAGACCGTGACTATGTGAAGCTGATTGTACCTGTAACCAAAGTGGCGCATTACTTCAAAATTCCTGAAGAAATGCTGGCTGACAATGCTTGGTTACAGAATGAAATTACAGCGATTGGCCTTGAAGAATTGCTGGCAAAAGAAGATGACCTGTTGTTAAATCAGGTTGCTGGTGCAGGTTTGTTTGGCGGTTTAACAACTGCAACAAATAGCACAGCGTTTGCTGCTCCGGCTTCTTTAGCTCTTGGAGTTGACCTGGCCAATAATTACGATGTACTTGTTGCCGCATGGACACAGGCAAGGAACGCAAAAGTTAGCCCTAACCTGGTTCTTTGCAATCCTTCGGATTATGCAAAAATGATTCTTACAAAAGAATCTGCAACAAGCGGAGCATATGTATTTGGTGCGCCTAACATTGCCATTCCTAATATCTTTGGTATTCCTTTGGTGCCACATACTGCGATGACATCAGACAAATTTCTGATTGGCGATTTCAGTAAAGTGACACTTGGACAAAGGGCTGGCTTTTCTGTTCGTTTTTACGATCAGAACGAAGATGATGCTATTAAAAACATGGTAACCGTTGTTATTGAAGAAAGGATAACCATTGTTGCAGGTCGTGCAGACTACCTGTATTATGGTGATTTCTCTGATGCAAGAGCAGCGTTAGAAACAGCATAAGCCTTAAAAGGGGCGGGCCGGGTTCAAGTCCCGGCTATGCTCATAAATTGTAAAAAATGAAAATAGCTAAAATAAAGTTCAGCGATTCGGGTAAAGTCTTTGAGAAAGGCCAGGTGGTAAACCTGCCGGAAGAAAGATTGAGTAAGATTGCTCACCTTTTGGAAGATTCGCCTTCTGAAAAAATAGCGATAAAACCTGAAGCTGAAAAGGTTGAAATGCCAACGATAAGTACCGAAAAAGTAAAACGCAAAAAGAAAGATGGCAAGTAATATAATCATATCCGTTCAGGACAAAACAGCCGGGGCGATAACAGAGCCTGTAACTGCTCAGGAAGTAAAGGATTACTTACGTCTTGAAGGTTTTACCGCAGTTGGAGGCACTGAGCTTGCTTATACGGATGATGATACTTTGATTGGCATAATCATTAAGGCCGTCAGGGAAAAGTTTGAAAAGATATGCGGATTGACTTTAACGGCTACCCGGACAAAAGAAGCTGTTATAACAAACCAGTGCGGAATGATTGAGTTACCGCATGGACCTGTACTTGAAATAAC